ACGCACCTGAAAAGTTCACTGGACTTGCTCCACGCTTTAATAGTTTGTCTGCAGATAATGCAGAGAACATTATTTCTGGCGGTGGCTCAGCTTCAGACAACGCAAGCATCTGGCTAGTTTGCTGGTCACCTCAAACGTGTCACGGGATTATTCCTAAAGGCTCGACTGCTGGTGTTCAACAACAGGACCTAGGTGAAGTTACCATTGAGAATGTTGATGGTTCAAACGGACGTATGCAAGCATATAGAACTCACTATCGTTGGGATGTAGGACTTTCTGTCCGAGACTGGCGTTATATTGTTCGTATTGCAAACATAGACCGTTCAGACCTGTCACCAACTCTTGCTGGTTCTAGTGCAGACTTGAATGATTTAATGCATCAAGCTGTTTCACAACTTCCAAGTACGACTGGTAGATGCGTTTGGTATATGGACCGTTCAATTCTTAGCATGGTTAGGAGACAAACTTCTAACGGTGTCAAGAACTCCACATTAACTATGGAGAATGTTGGCGGTACTATGCAAACATCGTGGGGTGGATATCCTATTCGTAGGGTAGATGCTCTTAAAACTAACGAAGCAACTATCTCTTAGAAAGGAGTGGAACGAAATGATTATTGATGAAAGACTTGAGTTCTGCGACAACGTGACGTTGACTGCTGGCACTGGCAGCAATCTACAAGGCGATGTCATAGACATAGAGAGCAGTAGAGACATAGGTATGGGCCAGCCTTTATACTGGGTCATCCAAGTAACTACTGCAGTGACTAGTGGTGGTTCCGCTACTTGCAATTTCAAGCTAGCGTCTGACGCTGCAGCAGCTATTGCAACAGATGGTTCTGAAACTACGCACGTTGAGACTGGCGCTATTGCTAAAGCTGACCTTGTCGCTGGATACAGGAAAGTAATTCCTCTTCCAATGTCAGGGGCGTTTGAGCAATATGTAGGCGTTATTCTTACAACAGCTACAGCATCCTTGACTGCAGGAGCAATCGACAGCTTTTTGACGATTGACCCAGCAGGATGGACTGCTCAACCAGACGCTACTAACTAGGGTTAGTGGCTTGTGTTAGGGGCGCTCCTCACTTCCTTATGAGATGTTAATATAAGGGGGCGCTCCTAGCCAAACTTAGGAAGGAGAAAAGAAGTATGGCAAAAGTTAAGTTTGCTGAGAATTTTTTTGGTAAGGACGGTAATTATTATGAGAAAGGCGAAGTACACGAAGTACCTGATAGCTTTCTTGAAGAGGGGGCCTTACCCAAGACTGCGGTTATCATGGAGGGAGTAGACGATACTCCTAAAGCACCTGACCCAGAAACTATGGCTAATGCTATCCATAGGGGTAGAGGTAAATATGATGTGTTTAATAAAGGAAAACTTGTTGGGGACAATCTTACCAAGGCCAAAGCTCAGGAGATGGTCGCTAGCATAAATGGAGAATAAATGGCTTCAAAAATACAAATAGCTAAACTGGCACTCTCTTATGTAGGAGATAGGTTTGATATCTCTTCTCTAACAGAGAGCAGCGCAGAGGCTGAGCAAGTTAATCTTGTGTTTGATGATGCGGTTAAAGCTCTACTCAGACAGCACACTTGGAACTTCGCTAAGAAATTTCAATCGCCTGCTGCTCTTTCTGGGACAGCTCCGAACCTGTGGACGTTTATGTATCTGTATCCAACAGACGCGTTGAGAATATTACAGATAACTAACCCTGCTGGAAGAGAAGCTACACCAGTAAAGTTTGAGGTGGGTATTAACAGCGCTGACCAATACTGTGTGTTTACTGACCAAGGAGACGCGGAAATAAAATATATTAAAAACATAACCAATACGGAAGAGTTTGATGCCAATTTTACAATAACGCTGGCGTACAGCATCGCTTCTAAAATTACTATGGCATTAACAGGTGATGGGGGCATTGCTACGAATATGTATAATATGTATCAAGCTACCCTTAATAACGCCAGAGCCAACGACGGTGCAGAAGGTATTGAGCCTGACCCACCTGAGGCCACATGGATATTAGCTAGAGACGGTGACACAACTTCTGGATTGACTGTATTTAATAGCCCAACCACATCGCCGTCTTAAAGGAGCCTGATAGATGCCGAAGCTTATTCAAACAAGCCTATCAGGAGGTGAGATTAGCCCAGCAGTTGCTGCGCGTACAGATATTGCAAAGTATAAAAGCAGTGTCTCTTCTGCTGAGAATGTATTTTGTAGAATACATGGGGGCATGGAGAATAGAGCTGGTTTCAAATACGTTGCACAATGTAAAGACAGCACCACAGATGTACGACTAATACCCTTCGCCTTTAACACAGAGCAGACATATATACTTGAGTTTGGTAATCAGTATATGCGTGTTGTTAAGGATGGGGGACAGGTTCTAACCGACACTTCCGCATCTTTAGCTTCAGTGACTAAGGCAGACCCCTGCGTAGTAACAACGTCAGGAGCGCATGGCTTTGCTTCAGCAGATGAAGTTTATATATCAGGCGTAGTAGGAATGACGGACCTTAATAACAGGACGTTTAATATAACTGTTTTATCTTCTACTACTTTTAGTCTGCAAGACTTGCATGGTAACGATATTGATAGCACCAATTTTACGACTTACTCTTCGGGGGGGACAGTTACTTCTATATTTGAATTAGCTACTCCTTACACTACTTCCGTATTGCGAGATTTGAAGCACGTTCAAAGCGCGGATGTTATGACAATAACGCATCCTAGTTTTGCTGCTAAGGACCTCACTAGGACAGCTCACAATGCTTGGACTTTAACTGACATTGTATTTTACCCAGAGACTGCTTTTCCTACCGCTTTAGCATGTACTCCAAATACTACAGGGTCCACTAAACAGAGGTACACAGTTACTGCTGTTAATGTGGATACGTCCGAAGAAAGCCTCAGGGGTGTAGCACCAACTAAAACCATAACTTTTGCTACCAAGGCTAACCCCTGCATAATTACAACCTCAGGAGCGCATGGTTTAGTTATAGGCGAGGAGTTCCATATCGAAGGCGTTGTCGGTATGACAGAATTAAATAACCGTAGATACACAGTAGGAGCTGCGCCTACTACTACAACTATCAAACTTGCTGATACAAGTTTTAGTGACGTTGATAGCACTGACTATACTTCGTATGACAGTGGGGGAACCTTAGGACCAGCTTTTATAGAAATTACAAACTCTCATAACACTACGACTGATAACACAATAAGTTGGACAGCTTCCGCAAAGGCAGGCAGCTACAATGTATATAAAGATAAGAATGGAATTTTTGGGTTTATAGGGACAACAGAAAACACAACTTTTGATGACGAAGACATAGCACCAGACGTAGAGGATACTCCACCACGAATAAAAAACCCTTTTCTAGGCACAGGCAATCATCCATCTACTGTTGGGTACTTTCAGCAACGCAGGGTGTTTGCCAATACTAACAATCATCCACAAAGAATATTTATGTCACAAACTGCCAATATTTCAAATATGGCAACCTCTAGCCCAGCTAAAGATGACGACGCTATTATTATAACTATAGCAAGTATGGAGGTGAATGAGGTTAGGCACATTGTACCTCTATCAGATTTAGTAATATTAACTAGTGGGGGTGAGTGGCTGCTAGCTGGAGCTGCAGACGCTGCAATTACTCCAACTAGTGTACAAGTTACACCCCAGACTTATTTTGGTGCTACCCAGTTAGCTCCTATCGTATCAGGTTCTAATGTTATTTTTGAAGAAGCTGGTTCAATTATAAGGGATTTAGGATACAGATATGAAACAGATAGTTATTCAGGTAACGACGTATCTATTCTTGCTAGGCACTTATTTGACAATTACACTTTAGTAGATTGGTGTTACAGGCAATCTCCCGATAGTCTTATCTATGTGGTTCGTGATGATGGATGCCTACTTAGTTTAACGTATTTGAAAGAGCAGGATGTTTTTGGGTGGACTAGAAATACTACTAAAGGTGATTTTATTTCTTGTAGCTCTATTCAAGAAGGAAACTCAGACGCGTTCTATGCAATTATAAAAAGAATTATTAACGGCTCTACTGTTCAGTATATAGAGCGAATGGACGACAGGGACTTTGAATGTTTAGAGGATGCTTTCTTTGTTGATGCAGGATTGTCTTATGACAGTCCAGTGGCTATCACTGGTTATACAAATGCAAACCCCTTAGTAGTAACAGCACCTTCGCATGGGTTCTCTGATGGGGACACTGTAGATATATCAGATGTCTGGGTGGTAGATGATACTGAGAACAGGGGTAAGAAGCTCAGCACAGAGTTAGTCGGCAACGGTTTGACGATTGCTAATAAGACAACGAATACATTTCAATTACAGCTTAATGGAGCAACATTAGATAGCACTAATTTTCCTGTATATTATGGAGGGGGAAAAGTGCGTAAGCAGGTAACCTCGTTAGCTGGCCTGTGGCATTTAGAGGGACAAAGCGTTGTAGGCAATTCTAATGGAGATGTCATTGGTCCTTTAACAGTAACCAATGGTAGGATTACATTACCTAATGGTGCTAGTCGGGTGCATGTGGGGCTTCCGTATACTGCTACTATAGAGACACTCCGTATAAATGTCCCATCTTCAACAGGTGAGACTATTCAAGGTAAAGATAAAAAATTATCTAAGTTGTCTGTTAGGACAAACAGATGCATGGGTATGCAAGTTGGTCCAGACGAAAATACTATGAGGGATGTCAAGTTTGGTTTGCCTGAGAGATTTGGGCAACCTAGAAAATTATTTGAAGGGGACAAAGAAACTACCCTGAAGCCTAATTGGAGTAAAGAGGGACAGTTTTTTATAAAACAAGTTGAGCCAATGCCTCTTACAGTTCTTGCACTTATCCCAGATATTTTGATGGGAGGTAACTAATGGATTGGTTAACAGCAGATTTAATAGACGCGATGAACAACACATCATGGTTTGATGGTATCGGGACTATTGTAGTTTTGTTGTGTGCTTATGCTTTGTTTAAGTACATCAACAAGAGGTTTAGATAATGATAAGAAATATGGAACTTAAAGATGTTAACGAAGTAACTATGTTAGTTAAACACTTTGTTGCGGATAGTGTCTTTAAGAAATGGCAATTTAATTTTGGGCGAACAGCTTATATCCTCGAAAGTATTTACAAAGAAGATACAGTTTTTGCTCA